GTTCAATATCTAATTTTTTAAGTACAGTGACTACATCTTGCGGTCTTGGACCACTAGTTAATCCACTTATTAGGCCATAAATACTGTGCGCTGAAGAAGTGATTGTACTTATGCATTTCAATGTGAGATCTATTCCAATGGTTCGAATGATAGTTCCACCAATTACATACTCCATAGTTCTATATTATACTGTTGTTATTTTTGATTAAGCATATTGTTTGTAGTACAAAGCCAATGTTTTATCAATTTTTGATTTGATAAGATAGAATAAATAAAAGTTTGTAATTGTGTAAAATTTGTATTTAATATCCCAAGAGATGTTTCAACAGTTTCACCATCTCGCAAATATGTTAAAACATACTGACTTTTACCAACATCTATTAAAAGTTTTGTTGTGTTACTTGTGGTGACTTTTCTAATCCTAAAATTATCCAATATACACAAGGTAAAATAATCACCATCAGAGAAAAAAAGTTTAATAGCATATGTATCTGAATTATCATTTCTAAACACACTTGCTGCAACAGATAAAAATTGTGTGTAATATACATCTAATAATTTATTTTGATATTCAACATCAACTGTATTAACAATAGATGATGGATCACATAGATTGTATGCATTTATTTTTCTAAAATGATCTTTTTGTATGCCACAAGTAATAATATGTAACATGTTAAATGTTTCAAATAACATTTTAAGATGTTTTTCTGCTTTCTCCAAACACTGCTTATCAAATTGCAATTTTTTTAAACATTCATTAAATGTTAATCCAGCATGAGGCTTACTATGATTGTGAACATGCGTTGTTGAATCTGAAGATGATTTACAATGTTTATGATGAGATGTTGTATCTGATGTAGTTTTATGACATTTGTGATGTTTTTTTTTATAAAATATACAATCGGTTGTTGATTCACATGCATCTGATGTTAAACTGGATGTATCAAATGTTGATAATAAATGTATTTCTGCTTTTGATTTTATTAATTTTGATATAATTTTGAAATATAGTAGAATGGCTGTTATATCAGTTTTATAATGATCAATCATATCCATATCATTTTTAATTTTAGTCAATATTACTTGCTGTGTCTTAATATCAGTCAGTATTGTGGCAATGTCTTGAAACTTTTTGTGTTTAATGAATAATTGTAAACTGATGGATAAATCAATAAAGGCAGTAAATAACTCTTTTCCTTTTGCTATATTATCATCAGAATATTTCAAAAATATGTCATAATAATGACTACCATGTTTGTCAACATATGCAGATGATTTGCAGATTATAGATACAATATTGTTAGAACTCATTTATAATGTCTACACAGATAATAAACAGATTAGTGATGCAACTAATCTTTATTGAAAAAAATTGATGTACATAATCTACTGCGGCATATATTGATAATTAGAAACTAAATATCTCATGACTTCCACAGTTGAATCATATGAATCAATAATTTTGGCATTTAGGGATTCAGATGCTGAAAGTATAAGATTGGAACAAATCAATAGCAGTAAACAAAGAGCACAAATTTATGAATTTCTGGAAAAACATGATTTGTGTGGCCAGTCATTTTTTTATGACGACACAACAAATAAATATATTGTAGTCTCAAAATACAAACATGTTAAAAAGACCTTGACAACTTTTACTTGGACACCAGAAATGATTTCAATACTGGCAACTTATGCCAGTCTACCAATACCCATTTATTTGCCCCAATACATTGACTATTATTTGGACCATTTTGACAAGTATTATAATGCAAAAAGTATGGCAGCAAAACTTATAGATGCAATTGCAATATGCCCATTGCCTGAATTTAAAAGACTGATGCAAAAAATAAAATCTGATGTAAATGAGTATATTAAACAACATCCTGAATTTATTGAATTCAATAAGAAAGTGTATGATACAAGTGATAGTGAAAAAATTATTATGAAACATGATGTTTATCACGAAATGAATGATCAAAAGACTTTGATTTCAGTTGACATAAAATCTGCTTATTTCAGAGTGCTAAAACATTATTGCCCTGGATTGTTCACAGATGAATGGCAAACATTTTTGAAGGGATATACAGACATATCATTCTTGCTAGAATCTAAAATGTTCAGAGAAATTATTTTTGGTGATCTGAATTGCAAAAAAATACATGGACTACAAAATGTATTGATTAATGATGTGTATCAGGTTCTGCTATCAAGTGAATTTGAATCGCTGATCAAACCAATATATTGTCTGTGTGACGAAATTGTGTATGAAATTAAGGATCCATCAATATTTGACTATGATTCATTTGCAAAATTGGTAAATTCAGTTCATCTCAATTATTTTCATATCAGAATGTTCAAATTGGTCAAATTGGGACCTCATCCCTATTTTGTTAAAGAATATATTAGACCATGTGATATTAAAAAGGAATTCAAGTGTGTGCCAAAGAAATTTATTATGCAGACAATTAAGTTCTATGAATCTGAGCCAATCATAGAACTTGATAGAAAATTTGCAGATGTTTCTGGTTACATTGCAACATTTGACAGATCAATTTTTGATCAATAAAATCTAGTTGATGCCAAGCATTCAATATCAAATAGATCAAAATGTTTAATGTCTGTTTCAATAATATCAATAAAATAAGTTAATTCTGAACTAATGACATCTAATTGTGATTGTAATACAAGAACCTTTGAAACTTCTATCCCGAGACCAGCAACAAATTTGGCCAATACAGCATCACTTGATAAACTTCCAGAACCATTCCCTATTTCACTGGCTAATTCAAATACACTGCCTGATTCAAATCCTGGTTCTTGATCATCTGCATCAGACAATTGATATGCATCAGGACCAATTGTAATAAGTCTATTGGCAGCATCAACAGTAATAGCATCAAAAACAAAAGTTTCTGGATTTTCGGCCACAACACCATTGCATAATTTATATTTGTATGTAATACCTCGCTTTAAACGTTCTAAAAGTGTACCTCTGTGCTTACCAGTATTTTTGAGAGATACACATTTTTGCAGAACCGATTGAACTTCATTCATAACTAGAGTTACATTTTTGTCTATCTTGGTTTTTAATTCATCTGTGACATAATTTGCATCTTTTAACTCTGAAGTGATTTCATATAGATTGTCCCTGTAAGAAGACAGCACATTTATGATTTCGGCAACCATTGCTTTACCAGTATGCAAATCAGTTAAAATGGGAATTAATTGGTCAATATTAAAACTCTCATATGGATTTCTTGAACACATTTATATTATTGTTATAGAAACATTTAAAATAACCACCATTTATTTTTCAGAAAATGCCCAAATTGCACGCGCTATAATTTCTTTATGGGTATCATCAACATTGTTATAGGTAACATTAATCATAGTTTCATTTGTTTCACTATTAATAATTTGCAATACTTGACATTTATTCATATTTTTTGTAATTAAATCAAATAAATATTTTCCGGATTTGTATTGCATTCTACATTCTGTAGTTGTGCGCATAATAAATAAATAATTTGATTTTGTCAAATCATAATCACTTTCGGATGACAACATGATAGATGATATTTTCTCATCACATAATTCAATTACATCGGCAGATGCAATATATATAACTTTGACATATGGTGTTATCATGGTTATCATTTTTCTAAAATAATCAAAATCTGTCACATGTGTAATAGTAACGAATAATAGTCCAACACAAACAATCTGATATGATTCATTTTTTACATTTAAAATATCCCAAACCAAATCTTGATTCATATTATCTCTAATGTTACTGAATGAAACATCTGGTATGACCAACGGAGGATGACATACATAGACTTTATTAGATTGGGTTGTAAGTACATAACTTAATGATGATAAATCAAATGGATCATTTTTAAATGTTGCATTGGCTATTCTAGCCATGAGGATTGGAATAACACTTCGATTAACAATAAAACCATATGCTCCAGAACATATTTTAGGTTTACCATCAGGCAATGATTTTAGTATGGGTTCAATAAAAAAATTTTCAATGTTATTTTCTTTAGAAGTCACATGGCGACTTAATCCAAGATATAAAACTGATGGATCTTTGAACTTTAGAACATTATTAATTTTTGATATGATACTATTTTTAATATTCTGGTCAAACATACTGTTATGAATGTAGATATCATCTTCAAGAACCAAAAGATATTTGGATACAGAGGTTGTTAAAAAATGTTTAAACAAATCATATTTTGCTTTTTTTGCGGCCTTTGTGTATGTTTCGGATGTTTTCCACTTGATAACATATCCATCAGTATCAATATTATTAGGATCATTGCCGGACCAATATTTTGCTTTGAATAATAAAACTGTTTTTGTACTACATAATTTTCGCCCAATATCCTTTTCTAAATTGATCATATATGAATCGCATGAGTATAATTCTATGTTTGACATTATGAATATGCCAAACATAAAAAAGAAATAAAATAAAACATACTTATAGATATCAATAACACATAATATTATTATGTTATCCTTATCACCACTATCATTTTTGAAGAATGATTTTGACTATGATGAATACACAATTGGCCTGACATCTGATCACATTAAAAATAACACACTTCTTGTTGACTTGTTGCAAAATAAAAATCTGGATAAAAATGTTGCAGCTATTTACTGGAGAATGAATAATGTAGGAATGATGGATAATGATATGATGACACATGATAATTTACCAGAAAGATTATCTTCGTATTTCAATATGGTGGTTCCTCTACAGTCATTGTCTCAAAGCTTTGATGATAAGAATATTTTTATGGTATCATTTGCATTAAGTCCAGAATCTAAGGATGATACATACTATACAAGAGCAAACGAATTTATGTTAAAATATAGACATTTTAACAACGAGCCTGTATTACTAAATAATAGTTCAATAGATGTTATTATTCAGTATTCATCCAATAATAAAAATTGAAATTTAAACATATTGCACAACTATTTAATAACATATAAGAAATCAGGCATAAAAGGATGCCTACAATAATGAGTATTGTGTAAAGAGTGATCTTTCACAATGCAAGCCTCTGTCTTCCAATAGTCAGGATACCGTGCTTATAACGCGGTGACACGGGGGCGGTACCCGTCAGAGGCAGCTTTTGTCGTCCAATAGTCAGGACACCGTTTTTATAAGACGGCGACACGGGGGCAGTACCCGTCAGAAGCAGCTCTCGTAGCTCATTTGGTTTAGAGCGCTCGGCTGTTAACCGAGAGGTAATAGGTTCAATCCCTATCGAGAGCGTCCAATATCGTCCATCAGCTAGGATGCAAGGCCTTCAACCTTGAGAAACGGGGGCAGCACCCGTTATTGGAACTTAAAAGTTGGTTAACTGAGAAATCAGTTAATCAATCAGCCCCAATAGCTCAATCGGAAGAGCACTCGGCTTTTAACCGAGGGGTAGCGGGATCGAAACCCGCTTGGGGCGTCCGGCATCGTCCACCAGCTAGGATACAAGGTTTTCACCCTTGAGAAACGGGGGCAGCACCCGTTGTCGGAACTCTGATTAGGTGAGAAGTCATCTAATTAAATAGCTCCTGTAGCTCATTTGGTTTAGAGCGCTCGGCTGTTAACCGAGAGGTAATAGGTTCAATCCCTATCAGGAGCGTCCAGTATCGTCCACCAGCTAGGATACAAGGTTTTCACCCTTGAGAAACGGGGGCAGCACCCGTTATTGGAACTAAATTGGTTATGTGAGAAATCATGTAATCAATCAGCCCCCATAGTTCAATGGAAGAACGCATGACTTCTAATCATGTAACCCCGGATCGTAACCGGGTGGGGGCGTACAATTTGTTTATCAATCAAACAAATTACTAAATAATATTCTTTTGTTTAAGAAATTAAATAAAAGATCAGCTCTTATAGTTCAATGGAAGAACAATTGAGTCCTAATCAATTAACTCTGGATCGTAACCAGATAGGAGCAGCCTCCATAGCACAGTTGGATTAGTGCACCTGACTCTTAATCAGGGGGTCGTGGGTTCAAGTCCCACTGGGGGCGTTTTGTTTATATTAAATATTAAGTCATATCATCATAACTTAATATTTTATTTTAGATTTTTCATAAATTCTTTGTGATAAGTACTTAAGTATGCAATAAGTGTAAAAAAAATTGAAATCTAAACATATTGAATACCCCCAATTAATATCTAGATGAAAATCAGAACTGGTCTAAAACAGAACCAGTTCAATACTTGTGATATAGAAATTGTACACAAGTAAAGCCAAAGTCGGATATAAGAAATTCCGTGAGATTCAAAATCTCATCCCGTATGGGTTAGTGGGAGCATTACCCACCTTTGGCAGCTAGAGTCGGATATAAGAAATTCCGCGGGTTTTAAGCACCTGTCCTTTTAGGTTAGTGGGAGCGTTACCCACCTCTAGCACTAAAAGTTAACTATTTGAGAAATCAGATAGCTAACCAGCTTCTATGGCGCAATGGTAGCGCGTTCGCCTTCTAAGCGAAAGGTTGCGGGTTCGAGTCCCGCTAGAAGCTCTCTCCCTGGTAGCTCAATGGTAGAGCACCTTTACTACCCAAGGATACGCGAGATCGATACTCGCCCAGGGAAATCCAATATCGTCCACCAGCTAGGATGCAAGGTTTTCACCCTTGAGAAACGGGGGCGGCACCCGTTATTGGAACTTTAATTGGTTGCTTGAGAAATCAGACAATCAATCAGCCCCAATAGCTCAATCGGAAGAGCACTCGGCTTTTAACCGAGGGGTAGCGGGATCGAAACCCGCTTGGGGCGTTCGTCCAGTATCGTCCATCAGCTAGGATACCGGGCCTTCAACCTGGGGAAACGGGGGCAGCACCCGTTACTGGAAATCACTTTATTTATTAAACAATACACAACAATTGTTTATTATTATGTCATTTATTAAAATTACATAATAATAACATATTTTAATCATACATAAAGGCTATTTAAACACATATAAATATAACTCACATATACTATCTCAATGATCAGAATCTGAGAATGGCTTCGTGCAATGCACGATTGTAACACACTAAAGTGCAATTGCACGAATTGGTTAATTTGGAGTAAAGTTCAAATTGACTCAGCACCTATAAGTTAATGGCAGACTTTCTCTCTGATACGGAGAATGCGGTGGTTCGATTCCACCTAGGTGCAGCTCCTATAATTTAATAGTAAAATGCTGTTCTTACTCAACAGATAAACAGGAGCGTAACCTGTTAGGAGCATGTTCCCATAATTTAATAGTAAAATACTACTATCACTCAGTAGATAAACAGGAGCGTAACCTGTTGGGAACATATTGATGTTATCCAACAGATTAGAAATATTGCAAATATTTCTAACCTGTTGGGAACATTAAATATCAACATATTAATGTTATCCAACAGATTAGAAATATTTGCAATATTTCTAACCTGTTGGGAACATTAATAAAAGTATTATAGTTGTTAACACTGCTATAATGCAAGCTAGTATAGTCAATTGGAAAAAGACGTATGGTTTAGACCCATATGGGATCCCCTTTGCAGGTTCAATTCCTGCTACTAGCACGCCAACGTGGTCTAATGGTTATGATTTTATAGTTCTCACCTATAAAGTATGGGTTCAAATCCCATCGTTGGCTCTCTAAAAGGATTATATCAAAACAACTTGATATAATTTTTTAATTTATAAACAAAAATTTTATTCATACTGCATTCTAAATCCAGCCTGTTCTGATAACTCTTGATTTTGTAATGTAGCATTTATCAAAATGAAAATATGTTTGAATAGGTCACGGTGTTTAACATCTTTATGGTACACATATAATCGATTAAAACATGTACTACTTTTAAAACAATTGAATGTGTCATAATTACAAATTCTAATAGTTGGCTTGGTTTTTTCAAAATTGTCAATAGTTGTTGTTCCCAACCAAAACAACATAAATTTTTGCAAAGTTGGTAAATCTATTTTGTTCAAATGTTCTAAAACTTCCACAAATGTGAGATAGAATCGATCAACAAATGCTTGACTGGTGGTTGTTTCATTGTCGATGTATAAATTAGTTTCCATTGTGTTTGAACCACTACCAATAATTGGATATGTCCATTCTCCACAAATAAATTTGAATAATTTATTGGGCGTTGAGTATTTAATCAATGGATATTTCATCCAGGAATTATGAAATGAACTGACAAAGTTGTAACAATTTTTGTTGTAATACCGATCCTTTAATATTTTTGAAACATATATGTTTTTATCACTAATAGTTTCTTCCTGCAACACAATAAATGCATTATATTCATCATCTGTCATAATCCACACTTTTTCAAGATTGACAAAAAATTCAACATTAAAAGATCTCATGTAACTAAACATTTGGTCAAGTCTTTCAACACTGTATGATTTATCATCAGGTGACAAAGTCGATTGCATTTCCATACAAATAAATGGATGCAGTAAAAAAGTAGGACTGATATATTCCCTGTAAACTGCCTTACATAACATTATTCCAAATAGAGCCCATAGTGGCTCAGCAATGTCATGTCTATCTGTCGGCACATAATATCCATCTATTTCATCAAAGTTTTCTTTCATTAATTTGAATAATATGTTGTACATGTCTTTTGTTAATCCCCCTGCATCATATCCCACATGACCCATTGGTGTTAAATATTTAATAAATGTACCACTGGGTTTTATTAAATCACTAAGTGCTGTTTCACATATTGTAGAAAAACTACTTTGGATATGAAGTGGATCAATATAAAGTGTGGTTTTTGATGAACATGATTTTGTTGTAACATATGAGATGAATTCAATGAGATTAACCATTTTTGTACAAATTATTTTGCAAACATTACCGGTGTCTTGTCCAGAGCCAACATATTTGCTATAAAAAGTTTTAAATACACGATGCGATAAAAATATAGTATCACACAGGTTAGCAAGTTGTATTATTTGTTCAGGATTGTCACCTTCCATAATACAACTTTCTATTAAAAATTGGTATCCTGCATTACTTATTTGTAAACATGAAATATCATCAATCATTTTGGAATTTAATAATTCATACAGCACATTTGATATTTTATAGGCATAATGTTCCAAAAAATTAGGACTTGATATTAATCGTTGAAATAATGATAAGTGTTTGCTTCTTGATGTGATTGATTTAGATTTGAGGGTTGTAATTATTTTGTCAACAAATACATTATTAAATTTCATGTCAGCTTTTGCCAACATAATATCACACATATCGTCCAAAGATAACATTTTAATATGTCGATCAGTTAAATTATGAATAAGCCTATCATTTTGCATTATTCTTTCAAAGCCCATTAAATATTTTATGTCACTATATGGCAATTCTTTCAAATAGTCATAGAGAATAAATATTTTTTCATATCTACAAAAATTGCATCTCTTTTTGCATTCATTCGCAACATAATATGTCAACTTTGCACTTACTAATCTTGTGCAACTAATATATTGGCATAAACAATGTGATTGCAATTTGTCAATAAATTTTTGTAGTGCTTGTTCTAATTTGGTTTTATCAACAACATGTTTTCCCGTATGACAATACTTTTTGAACAAATTTATTGACACAGTTGTCAAAATAAGTGATAATATACCAATATAATTTGTATAACAAGTATTGATGATATCAATTTTTATTTCACTTTAAAAATTGAATATTGGATTGGCAATAGCTCCCAATTATTCCATGTGAATATATACAAAATGAATTTTGCTGGTTTGCTAAAAAGTGCACATGATAACAAATATGAATGGTTAAATTTAAATGGCATCTCATCATCTTATTTAGAACAAGATGATTTTGTATTACCAGATAGTTTAGAAGAATTCGAGATAATACACAGTAGATTGTATCATTTGCCAGAGCACATATTTGCACCATTGATAAATTTAACAAAATTGAATCTTTCATTTTTAAAACTGAAAGATTTATCCAGCAGCATATTCAGTTCATTAGTCAATTTGGAGCATCTAAACATATCAACAAATAAATTATCAATACTGCCACATGACATATTTGCATCATTGGATAAATTACGAGTGTTAGACATGTCTTTCAATAAATTTGAAACATTACCAGATAATTTGTTTGCATCACAAGGTCAATTAAAAAAATTAGTTATAAGTCACAATAAATTGTCTAATTTATCAACTGGTGTATTTTCACCTTTAATAACTGTAACAGAATTAGATCTGTACAATAACCAGCTAACTAATTTGGATACTAATATGTTTACATTGTGTACTAAATTAATAAATTTAAATATAGGCGGGAATAATATTTCTGAATTGCCGGATGATATATTTATTTCTCTTGTTGATCTGGAAATATTGCAATTGTATTGCAACAAAATTACTGGGCTATCTCCTGAATTATTTTCATCATTAAATAAATTAACATGTTTGAATATATGTCACAATAAAATTATTATCTTACAAGATGGTTTGTTTGATACACTTCCAAATTTGCAAATATTAAGTGTATCCGCTAATGAACTTGAAGTGCTGCCAACAAATATATTGCATCCACTGACCAACCTAAAAATATTAAATATTGGATGCAATAAATTAACCAATCTAGATGAAACCACATTTGTGTCACAACATAACTTACAAGAATTGTACATAAATGAAAATGATTTAGTTGCATTACCACCGACAATATTTAATTCATTAAGTAATCTGGAAATTTTGTACATCAGTAACAACAACATGACTGAATTTATATTAGCAGATAATCTATTTTCACAGTTAAAAAATCTAAAATTTCTAAAAATAAATAATTATAAATTGGGCTCCATAGCTGATGATTTATTTTCATCATTGAGCAAACTAAAAAATTTAAATATGTCCAAAAATGAAATACTTTCCCTACCCAGTACCTTATTTGCATCACTAATTGATTTAGAAGAATTAGATTTGTCACAAAATCATTTGGTAACATTGTCTAAATATACATTTGATTCACTGAATAATTTGGAAAAATTAAATATTAGTCAAAATGAGTTAACAGTGTTACCTGATGAATTATTTGTTTCACTACATAAATTGAAAAAATTTGACATATCTTCTAATAAACTAACTACTTTCCCTGCATCTATTTTAGATTGTTTACTGTTGACATCATTCAAATTTTATTTTAATGAAATGACACCAAATGTACATTTTCAGAATTTTGTGGATAAAGTAACGGCTTGTGAAAATGATGAAGATTTTTATGAATAAAAATGTCTTATACTATTATGATTTGAACACTCCATAAAATGCATGTTTAGCAGCACCCCTTAATGATGTTCCAACTTGTTCTAAAAATATTTCATCTTTAATAATACCCAGAAATAAATCATTTAATGATTGTTTTATTGCATCACTTTGATGTAATTTACCACCGATGTCCTCACTTAGAGTCATTAATTTTGCTTTAGTATCGTCATCATCACATAAATCATGTATAATAGATGATATTTTAGATTTAACAGACAAAATAAATGGTTCATCATCTAAAACTCTACCGATTTGGCCCTTAATGATTGTTGTAAATGATTCACTAATTTCTTCATCATCCAAAATTTTTTGTAAATGCTGCTTGAGCATATTATTTACAAGTTCCATTAGATTTTTATTATTGATAATATTTTCAAAATGTTCTATTAATGCATCATTTATTATTTTTTGTAATACAGTATCACTAATGATAGTATTCAATTGTTGCTTTAATAGTTCAGTTATCATAATATTCATTTGTTCATCCTTTGTAATTTCTTCTAAATGATGTTTAATTGTTTGTGATAGTGAGTGATTGAGTTCTTTATTTTCAATAATTGTTTTTACACTTTGTTTTATTTCGTCAGATTGAACAATATTTTGTGCAACCGTTGTGCCTTCCTTAGTCAAGTATGCATGAATGTGTTTTCTAAATAGAAAATATGCTCCAACACCAATTCCCACAATACTTGTTGCAATGCCTATACTTTTTGCCTTGAATAATGGTCTAAAAAAACTAAACATTGTATGTATGACAATTATAATTAGTATGTGATATTGAAACATAAGATTTCAAATTTATTGGTTCATATAAATTTGAAAATCATATGGTCTACTGGTTAAAATATTGATGTGACAGTAATTCTCAATCATGACTGACTTTGATCTATTT